TTCAGTTACCAAAGAAACTTCAAGAGATATGTTGGACTCAATAGCAGCATCTACCACAAATCCAGGCTCTACTGCAATAGTTACATCAAATGCCTGATTTGTTTCCCCTGAAATTTCGACAACAAACTTGGGATCACCCGCTAATAAAATTTCGTTAGCAACATCAGATTCAACAGCCAACTCAACAATGAATTCTGGTTCAAGAATTCCTGTTGCAAGAACAATCTCTCCACCAACATCAGATTCTTGACCTAAATCAAGACCGAATAAAGGTTCAATGACTAATACCAAATCCGCCGCTATATCTGATTCAATTCCTGACTCAACAAGAAGATTTGGCTCATTAACCAGTAAAATATCGGCTGCCGTATCAGATTCCACAACTTGATCTATAATGAAAACTGATTCAACACTCAAGCCCGATTCTTGAGCAACTTCCGACTCTTGAGCAACCTCAAGATTAAACAGCAATTCATTTGCCAATACAAAATCGACCGCTACGTTGGATTCAACCACTGATTCAATGTCAAATCTCGGTTCAACCAACAACAACGTATCGGCTGCTGTATCAGATTCAAGCGCTTGTTCTACAGAAAATACCGGCTCAATAACAAGAAACACATCTTGAGCAGTATTTGTTTCAACTCCTTGTTCTACAATAAGCACACGCTCAGTAATTATGAAAACATCTTGAGCTATATCTGTTTCAAGTCCTTGCTCAATTAACAGGGATGGTTCAGAAATTGTCTCCATGACAACATCCGAAGCCACATCGCTCTCTAAAGAATTGTCAATAATGAGCACCGGCTCATTAACAAGAAAAATATCATTAGCCAAAGACGACTCTGCCCCAACCTCGATCGCCAACACTCTCTCAGTTAAAAGATCAAGATCAACAGCAACATCTGATTCTGTACCCAATTCAACAATGAATTCAGGTTCAGCAACAGCCAAAGCAAGTTCGATATAGCGGATATATCCAGTCCCACCCGAAATGGTCGTGTTTGGATTGTCTTCGATGAGAATACCGACAACCCGACCACCGCCATTTCCAGCCGAATGAGTGAAAGTCTCTGTTCGCACAAGGTCAATGATCCCAACCCGACGTTCGGTGTCTGTTCCCCACGAACCAGATACCCGAGTATCAGACATCAAATCCTCATCGGCTTCATCTGACCAAAGTGCCCACGGCTCATCATTCACATCGTCAACTACTGCATCAGCCACCGCTTGATGTGATCCAGCACCCGACATCTTTACGTCAGCATCCGAAATCAAAACCTCACTAGTAAAACCAATCGTGCTAACGGGTGACTGGTTCCAATAAAGATCATCACCAACATCTACATAGGCAATGCCAACTCTGATCGTGCCGCCATCATCCCAAACCCTTGGCTGAGTCGTTGGCCCATTATGCGAATCTGAGCCATTCTCCATTACGGCAGTCTGGTTCACTTGTGCTCGACCAGACAACGTATCGGTACTCGGATTCAGCCACTTGTGCCACAACTCGGCTGAAACCCCTGGATCACGAGCCAAATAAAAAATGTGCAATGTGTCATCTGACTCTTTGGCTAATCGAACCCCATGTATAGAGGTGGACATTTCAAGATCGAGTGTCTGTTCGACTCCCCACGTCCCGTTGCGTATCCGATAGCGGACCCGATCGTTGGTCCCGTCGTTGTCCTTGTAGAACAAAACTGTGGTGCCATCACCATTCCGATGTGCAATCGCTACCGCCTGAGAGGTAGCGGGTGTTGCCGCCGTGTCAACAGTTTCCGAGATACTCCACGTATCAGGGGTAGTGGGATGCCCGGAAGTTAGGAACGTCCAGTAGAAAACATCGTCACCCGACGGACCCTGGATTGCAATGTGAATGGTGTCATCAACTGCGATGTAGTCCATGTCACAAGCCTCAAGGTCTTGACCGGTGGGAGCATTTGCTTCGTCCACCGGATTCCACGAATCCCCACCGTCAGTGGACTTCATCATCACCGCTCGGTTCTTGGTGCTGATATCGGTGTACTCGACTAGACAGTAGAGATCGCCTTCAGCGGTAGCGACAAACATTCGAGCCGGAGATTCAACCCGTGTCCCACCTATCTGACCAGGATCGTTGGCGACCGTCAGTCGTGGAGTAACTGCGTAAGTGTCTAAAGGATTGCCGTCATCCTTATAAACCCGGAAATCAAAAAAGTCTCCATCTGCAATATGCTCATCTTCAGATAGTTTGCGGATGAGCACACACCACTCCAATTCTGTGTGTGATGGAGCGGTAAAATTGACTGTTCCACTAAGATTGTCCTCATTACCTGAACCGGCAACAAAGGTGTCTCCTGAGCCAGCAAGTATATTGGTAGTGGCATCGAGATCGGCATACTGAGTAGAAGGAATAGCCTGAATTTTCTTTTGCCCATCCGCTGACGATTCGACAAACGGAGTAGCATTATTGGGAACAGCCACATATCCGCCTGCTCCGTTTTTCTGATAACGGAGTTGTAAAGCTTGATTCGCACTACCACCAGCAGCTTCAATCTCGAAACGGATTCGGAACTCTTTGTCTGGTGGAAGACTGGCATTGGTGTTTAGAGCTTCTGCCCACCCGGTGTCAGCGTTCAACCCAACAGTGTCACCCGTGCGAATACGAAACGCATTCTGGTCATAGGTAGTGGCAACCTCCCCATCCCATATCGACCTACCCGGATCAGCGCCAGGGTCGTTAACTTCGATGGTGACGGTCTGGTTGCCGTGGCCCCCAGTAGAGATGCGATGAGTTCTTACTAAGCACTCGAAACGGTCACCAGCCGCCCCTGCTGATGGGTCCCATGTTCCGGTGGTAGCTGTCTTCAACCCGGTACCCGTGAATGCTGACTCAGCCTGAGCCTTTGTTTCCAAATGAGTGTCAGTGAGGGTGCTGTTGACCCGTGCGAAATGGCCTAGTAGTACCCCTGGCGCACCTAGACCGTATTCCATATCGGCACCGGCCGCGGTGCAGTCGATCACACACTGATAGTTGCCAGAAGCCCAATCCGCGCTACCAGGCTGGTTGGCAGCCGTAGTAAATAAGAAGCTATCAAAAGATTCACCATCAGCATGGGCGCCTGAAGTCAGAGCGGTAGCTGACGATCCTTGGGTTAGAGACTGCTCGACCTCATGGGTGGCCGCATGCATACCACTGGCGACAGCGGTCGAACGGTGGTAGTAGGTCTTAGCCATCAGCCGACCACCCGACCGTCAACCACGTTCCCCTCAGGCACCCCTTCGGTCCACTCCCTCCACCCCTTCGGAGTCCTCGATTCGACGGTGAGAGCGAAGTCGATATCGGACATCCAGATACCGTGACGGATCAGCGACGAATCGGGCAGGACGAACTCGGCCCAAGGTTTCACCACCCTGTCGGGTGAAGATTCGATCGACAAGCCAGACCCGATGTAGACCACCTGGCTTTGCCTGGTGTTGTACAGCCCTCCTGCCTTCTCGTCGGGTGCCAGAGTGAGAAACGTCCACTCGGCGGCGTAGAACTCGGTGGCTGCCCGGTCGGTCAGATCATCGTTCCACACCGTCACTTTGCAACCATCAGGGATGTCTTCTACCGCATAATGGTCGGCCTCGAAGATCACACCTTGAACATCAACTGCATTGATCCAACCGAATGTCGAGTTGAAGCCAATTTCTAGATCAGGCAACCCACCAGCAGGTAGAGAAGCCCAATCCGCCGAATCAACCTCCAACCAGTCAGATGGGGGAACCGTTGCCCATTGATAGAGGACTTTCACATCGGTCCTCTCCCAAATAACACACTTTCATTCAGTAGCAGCCCACCAACCATTAGGTGTGCGCCAGTGGAAAAGCTCACCATTGGTTGGAACCACAGCCGCAGGAATAGAAACGTGGACAGGAATGAATGTCGAATCGGCTCCGGTCGTATCAGGTGCATAGGAGATCACCGACGCCGCCACGTTCTGCCCCGTCTCCAAGGTACCGAAATCGAAATCTGCGGTGTCGAACGTCTGCTGATCAGCACCATCGTCGATAACCGGGGCACCCACATCGGCGTCTGTCAACACCAGCCGAGCGTACGAAGCGACCGTGACTTCAGTATTAGCCGCAGCCAAAAGCGCCGCCAGATCGTCGTAATCCCGAAGAACAGCAAGTGTCTCTAAGCCGGTGTCCTGCAAAAGAACAACCACAAATCCTGAAGTTGCTGGATCATTGTTGTTGACCCGATTGGCAAGCTCATTGATCCGGCCTTTAGCGATATTGGGAATGGTCGCAGCCATCACACACTCTCCTTTGCGTCATACCGTTCCTGATGAGCAACGGCCTTCTCTTTGATCCGATCATCCATTTCACCATTCATGGTTGCAAAACGGTAACCATCGGAAGTAACCCAACCACCTACTGGACTACGAAATGGTCGAGGCCAAGGCAAGGCAATTTGTGTCTCCATCGCCTCATCTTCACCCTCTACTTCTGAGCCATCACTCAAAAGAAATACAGGCAATCCGGTTTCAGGGTTGTGCTCGATAAGAACCGGCCACCCCCCACTGAAGGTCTCATTTGAGGCCATATACATGCTCCTTTGTGTTTGCCATCTTAGCTATCATGCCAAGGTGACACTGAACGTGAGAAACCTTGTGGAGCAGCGGCCACAATCTCATATCGAGACCGAAGCGCCCAAGCCAAAGCGCCCATAACGAAAGAGTCAGGCGGATGGCCTCTCCCATAGATATCCTCAAGTCTGACGTAGCGGTGCTCGTCATACATCCACTCTATACGAGGATGAACTACCTTGTTGGATTCAATGGCCGAAACCCAATCAGAGAACATTGACTCTCGGCGTCTACCAGCAAGAATGGCATCAATCACATCCGCTTCAACCAAATCAGAAACAACATCCCCTAACCCGGTCGCATCATGTATAGCCAGCCCACCATATCTCTTGATTCGAGCATCCAACCGTGCTGTCATCTCGGGCCAAGGTTGACGCCCCAATCTCTCCCAGGCAACCAATTCCCACCGTTCACCATCCACTCGATAAGTACCAATGATTGACCAATCAGTTTTCCTCGCCCAATCAGCAGCATGAACATATTTGCCGTTATCTTGTGGCTCCTTGAATTCGTAATACTTGCCCATCTCTCCCTTAACATGCCCGAGTTCAACACTAAAGGCTCTTTCAACAGCGGCAGTATCAATGGCTCTACCCTCGAATGATGGCTCCTGCAAATCATACTCAATGTCCCACATTGCTTGTGAGACTTCTTGTCGTTTCCGTTCTAATTCCTCTAAAGGAAGCCATCCATGCGGTTCCATAGATTCCCGATAACACCACTCAAACACAGGCCATCCTTTTTCCTTAGCCCTTTTGAGAATAATGCTCATGGTCTTATCAGGATACTGATGAGTAGATGACATCACAGTTTGTGCCCTGACATTGGGAGAAGACATCGGCTGACCTTGGGCAGCTTCCAATATGGTTAGCTCCATCTCATCAATCTCATCCAACCTAAGACGTTGAGGATGCGGACCACGTACTGATCTCTGAGAAGCAAGAAGGGCACGCACATTCCCGCCGTTCTTGAAAGAGGTCAAATACCTAGTTGGCTCTTTAGAAAGCAAGTCAACCGGAGCATGATCAGACTCCATGATCTCACCCATGATCTCTTTTACACGTAGAGATTGAGCCGATGATCCGCCAAGCACCGTACCTTGTGCCCCAAGAATGGCACCTTCCGTAGCAGTAAGAGTGCCCATCATCGTGGTCTTGCCCCCAAACCCACGAGATGCCTTCCATACGCTCACCGGAGAGCGAGCAAAGAAGGCATCAGCAAACGCATCAAATGGAGCTATATGATCAGGACAAACTTGAATGCGAGGAATCTCGATTCCCCACATCACCGAAACTAGCCACCAAAGCTCCTCATCGTCTTGAGGTGGCCTACCTATACGATGGACTTGCGAAAGCGTCAAGTGGCAATTATGCCCTTTGCTCGAAGCTGGACAAGCAAGGCATTGAATTGATCTTTGATCTCATTTATGAGATCGGCCTCGGGTTGCCCATAAGCAGCATCAGCATCAGCAGTAATCACACTTGCTACCGCCGCTCCTGGTGCTCCACTAGAAGCCACCAAAGTTGAGGTCGGATCAGCTTCTAGAACTGAGCGAGTCCCTTCACTGATCATTCCAGATGAAAACAACTCAGTAATCAACGTACCACGAGTCATCGGTCCTCCTTTGGACCGATACTATACCGGGTGCAACGCCGACAACACCCTTCTAGCTATCTCTCGGGCCTTGAGAGTCGAATTTCCCAAAGCCGAAACAACATTCTCAATGTCATCACGACTCCACTCATCCAACACCAAAGTCAACTCAACCCGATCATTGGGCCTTGGTCTCAAGGAAACACTGATCTGATTGTGTTGTGGCTTGTTGTGTATTCGTCTTCCTCCACCCCCATTAGGCATTGACAACCTCCTCATAACTCTCCTCAAAGATATCCTTACGAATCGGGTAAAACTCACCACGAATACCACGAATTATGTAATCACCTTTGACGCAACGCATCTTTCCTTCCAATGTATCAATTAGAAGGGGCCAATCAGGATCACCCCAATGACCATCCGGCCAAAGAACCACACCCCAAGCCATCAAGTTCTCCACCATATCTTCAGGAGGACCGTTCCATTGCACCGCCTCGATGACAATTGGTTTTTTGACGTAATGACCTATTTCCATTAACGCACCACTCCCGCATCAAGAGCAGCACGTTCCACTTCAGTCAAATCCCACACAGCAAGCACCGCATAGAGATCACCACTCAATTGTTTGAGCAAAGCCGGGTCTCTCGGTGCTCGACTCCGCCGAGAACGAGTTGGTTGCCGCCAGGTGGCATCAAAGAGAATGTGGAAATTACGAGCATGGGCATTAGGGCGGAACTGTGGCGGAATCGGCGGCACCGTGGCAATTGCACTTCGAGCTTGTCGATCTTCTGGCGCAGGAAGTTGCAAGAGAATCAATCTGCTCTCAGACGTTGACTGGTCTCGATTCCAAGTCCCATTCCAACCACCGGGCTTCCATTCCCGATATGTGACCTCGCCAGAACCCTGACGACGCATCTCAACCTCAGCAAAATCGCAGCGTGCAATGGCAAGTCGAGGTCTTCCAACATCATCAAACCCGCCAGCATGGATCGACGTGGACAACCGGATCAATTGCCTTCCTACGGATAGTTGCCGATATCCGGTTGCAATGGCTCTATCCTGAGCCAATTGCCGAGACCGAACCTCATCCAATTCCTTGGTTTGTTGCTTCCTAATAGCACTCCGATATTCAAGATATGCCTTCCTTGCCTCGGCTCGTGGCATCTCTATCGTGGCAAGTTCCATACTCAACCTCCTCTATTGTTGCGCTTCTGGCGCATTATCGTCTGTGCTCGCTCTGCCTTAACATCACCAGCACCCTTCTTTCGATGTATCTCCCGCTCTAATCGAAGCGTGGCAGCTTTGGGGGCCACTACTGCTTGGGCCTGAAGACTCTTGCCCCTTACCCAATCCTTGACCCGCTCCCACCAACTGCGACTTGTGGGTGTATGAATCGCTACTTGACGTTTCTTATCCGCAGGCTGATGATGCCGATGTGATGAATTCGGGCCAATACAATGTGAAGCTGAACCATGTGAGTTGTAACACCCAATCGCCGCCTTCTGCCGAGAATTACGACGACGATGATTTGCACCTCTACCTTTGCTCATCTCACATCGTCCTTCCTGTCTGACCCTTCAACCGGAATATCGAACTCGGCTTCAGTGTGATCCTGGCCGCGGACGCAAAGACACAGAATCTCCATGCCATCGCTTGTAATACAGATATGCGCGTTCATCTCTCTCCTTCCAATATCAGCCTTGCCTGAGCCTCCCAAGCAGCACGAGCCAAGTCGAAGTAGAAGTCGTGTGTGCCAGGTTGGTCGGGCATAGAGTCCCATGTTTCAAGATGGGCTGGCCCAGGGCGGGTCACTTTGTCTCGTTCATGCAACGCCCTAGCCATTGCTTCGAGGACAGCAGAGGAAGGAAGCCACCCGATGC